TAGCCAGGATGGTTGCAGGTGGGTATGCGAATACCGACCAGACGCCGTTATTGGTTAAAGCCGTTGCGATGGTGCTACGCAGCGTGGTAATTGCAGCGGTAGGCATTTACCCCACCATGCTATTCGGTGAGACGTACGGGGCTAGTAAGCCTCTTATTTTGCCTATCATGCTGTTGCCCATGCGGTAAGGGCTAGGGCTAAAGCCATCGAGTCCTACGCCGCCTGTCTGGGATACCTGGCGCGCTTGCCAAATATCCACGGCCAATATCATCGCACTTTGGCGAACGCTTGCTGTGTTTACGTAGGTGGCTGTCTTTGTATCCTCGCCTGTAGCTGTGCCTGATGGCACTACGCGCCTAAAGTTTTGATCGGCTGCAGTCTTAGCAAACTGAATAAAACTATAGCCCTGTGGTTGCTGGTAATAATTTAGCTGCATATTAAATGCTGGCAATAAATTTGTAGTGCCTGTGCTAAATGGCAGCGTGGCAGTAATTGTGTAAGTGCCGTTAAATGTAGAGCCAGCCCCGGCAATAGTCACCGATTCTCCAACGGTAAATAAACCGGGGTTGGCCAACATTACGGTAGCAACATTACTTACCAATGCAGTCCCCACGACTGGCGCAGAATCAAACCAAAGGAAACTGTTAATTTGATCCTGTGCAGCTTGGCAGCACTCTTCGACCGTACTATCTGAGTAAAGACTACCGATACCTAAATTGGCACGTAGCTCGGCTACGGTAACGTAACTAGCTGGCATCGGAACTCCTTACTTAGTAGGGGTCGGTGGGCGAAAGGGCTAATCGCCCACCGACTATTAGGGTTATTTCTTAGGTGAAGTTGTAACGGATAATTCCCTTAGGCATCTTGGCGATTGTTGCCATGTAGCCATAGATCGCTACCTGTACCTGTAGATTGCTTACAACGTTAACTGACATGTAAGCCTGTGGTGACTGGTAAACAGTAAATGCTTCTGGCGCAAGGATAATTGCTGAGTCATCAACAGTTGTTGTTGCTGCAAAGTTCTTGTCAACATATAGATCAAGACCTAGTACGTTGCCGCGAATTGAACCAGGTTGTGTTAAGCCGCCTGCGTTCATTGGTTGTGATGCTGAGTAAATTGGTCGCCCGGTGGTATCGGATGCGCCCATAAGTAGCTGCCATTGAGATCCGTTGGCGATGTAGTTCTGTGCGTAGTAACCAGTTGCCTCATAAACAAGGCGAGCAGCTTCTGATGCGTAACCAATAATGCCTGCTGATGTAGCAGCCTGTGCAGTAGTTGCAACAGTACCTGCAGTAATTAACGCAGCATTAACTGTTGTATCAAGTGTCTTTAGGTAAGCATTTTGTAGCTGGTTAGTTAGTTCTGCATAGAAATTAGGGTCTGATCTTTCTAACAATTCTATGCTGATGGTATTCATGCCGCTGTACTTGTTTACAGTTCCACTTAGGTAAGCAGTTTCCATACCTGTATTTTGTACTGCGCCTGCCTCAGCTTCGACTGTAACAACAGGTGCTACGCCTGTACCGCCGCCTGCTGATGTAACAAGTGATGGCACGTTAATTGTCATGCCGCTTGCTGGTAATACGCCGCGTGAACATGCATCGATCGATGGTGTTCCGAAACGTGTATTTGTTGGGAACTCACTTAGGTACTGTGTTGGATTAAATGCAGGGTTAGTGCTAAAAGAATCATCTGCAGCTGTAACGTAGAGCATTGATTCTTGGTTGCCTAGTGCAGCCTTGATCTTATGCTCTGTGTACTTTGCCATCGATGTAATTGGTGTGCGTACTGTCTGGCTGTCTAATACGGATGGGCGAATAATTTGGCGAGCTGCTTGAACTGGTGCAGCCTCGACTGGTTTTTCTGCCGGTACATCCGGTGTATCAATAGGGGCTGTGGTCACAGTCTCCTCGCTTTCGGTTTCGGTTTCGGTTTCAATCATCTCTGTATGGATGATTGTGGTTTTCGTACTTGCTGCTTCTAAAGCAGCTTTAGCGGCTGCAATATCAGTTACGGCTGCTGAATCAAAGGCAGCCGACTCCACTAGGCTTACCTCTTTTAGGACTGCAGCGGTAACTAACAGGTATCCCTTCATCTGCTTCGATGCGGATACATCCACACCAACGGATAAGCCAGATACAAGGTTTTCCTGAGCTAGTACAAGCGCATCCTGTCCACGGCTGCTACTTGAAATTTTAAACGATGCATACACGCCGCTTTCATCATCGCTAGAATATGTAGCGCGACCAACTGGCTTTGTGCTGTCATGCTGCATTAGTAATTTAATTTTTGTTACATCTGGAATTGAAATAGATCCGCGTTCAAATACAACCGGGCCAGCAGATGTATAGCCAACCTCGCCGTATGGCGCAATCTTGCCTGAGATCATGCGGCGTTCTGTATCGGCCGCCTCGATCGCGTTATTAAACGTTAAGTGCAACATTTGCAGTATCTCCTGATCCGTTAGGTGTTAGCTGTTCCATCTGCTGAGCTTGCTCGACATCAATCAAACCTAGGCTTAACATTTTTTCTATTGCATTTAGTCGTGCCATGGTATCTGCGCGTAGGAAAGTTTCATCTACCGCAAAGCGCACACGATTACCATGCGCAGTAATGTCATCCATGCTTAAACGATTTTCGATTGCGCTAATAAATGGCTGTAGTGAGTAAGCCACAAATTCTTTACGGCCATCTAGAATATTTTGGTAAGTCATGCTGTTATTCATATCTGCAGAAATGTAATAGGCAGGCACGTTCATTAAACGCGCTATTTCAGTAGCAAGGTACTGGCTGCTTTCGTTATAGGTCATATCTTTAGGGCTAAAGCCAATATTTTGCGCTTCTAAAGTGCTAGTTAAATATGCGGTACTGCGATTTTGTCTAGCTGCTTTCCAAGATGCTAGTAAGCCTTGAATTTGTGCCTCTGGTAGATCAGCACCGGTATTTTTTAAGATCGTGGTTGCCATTGGCGTAGCTGCTGCAACTGCTGCGGCTTTTTGAATATCTAACGCAGCTTGAATAGTGCGGCCGCCAGTTTGTAATACGCCAGGCAGTAACGATTGAAATGTAACTAGCGAACCAATACCACCCATAGGTACGCGAACACCATTAACTGAGTAATACTCAACCTCATCGCCAAACTGATTTGTAGTTACAGTAACGCGAGTATTAGGGATAAATTCAAAACCTGATGGGCGGCCATCGTCTGCGTAAAGTGATGTAACGCGCCAATAACCAACGCCGTAAAATAGCAACGCATCTACGGTGTAAGCCAACGTAACGCTAAGTGGTTGGCGTATATCTGGTTGCTCTAGCCATACCGGGGATTCTAATTTTTTACCTGTAGATTTTTTATATAGGCCTAGTTCAATACTTGATATAACGCCTGCAATTAAATTGCGGCAACGGCTAACGCTAGGTACTTGTAAAGCTAGGCTGCGATCGATCGCAACGCCATAACCATAGTTAGATAGGCCGCTGTTATAGCTATACATGCCAGCACCATAGGTACTGTCCATGATGGCAGGGGCGTATTGGGCAGTAACTTCTGCCTTACCCTTAAAGCCTAAAGTTTCCAGTAATCCCATAGGTGGGATTTTCTCAAATTGTCAAGCACATTACCGATTCTGCTCGGCGTGTCGCTAAGCGTATATCTTGGCTTCCTGCATTGGCTTAGATAGGTGCATGACCAGCATCGCTGCGCTAATCGGCGCGGCCACGCTGCCGCTGCTGCGTTTACGGATAATGCGCCAAGCTTGATCGTTACTTTTAGCAGCTACGTTATCCATAGATTCGTTTAAATATTCTTGATTGCCGTGTACTACGCGCTTGTTATCTATGTAATCTTTAAACGTCTGACAGGCAACATAGAACTGCGACCCTGAGCAATCCTCTATTTTTACGCCTGAATTGTGTAAGCGATCGGCAATAGCCTGCCCGGTATATTTATCAAACAGGACTTGCTTAGGCATCCACTCATCGCAGTAAGCCTTTATATCTACGGCGATCTTTAGCTCATCGATCGCGCGATCTGATTCCCACGTCTTAACTAGGCTGATACCTATGCGGCCATCGGGCAATATTGCCCCTGCCATCAAAGCTGCGTGGCGTTTAGAGTGCGGCTCAATATCAAAGGCAAACATTGAATACATGCCAGGCGACAGGATTAGCTCAGGATCAGCACACTCATCCCAGCTGCCAGGTGTCCACGGCGATAGATCCGTGCCTACCCACTTGCATAAGTTCTCAGTCATTACCGCGCTGTAATCAGATGTAGCAACTATCTCCTCGATCGCGGCCTCGGTAATTAAATAACCTAAAGACGGGTTAGCCATCGCCCAGGCAGATCGATCCCAGATGTCACAGCCATCGTGCGCGCTGTACTCGTAATAGCCCACCGACTTAGGCGGCTTGTTTAGCGATCTTTCGCGCATGTCATTTAGGACATGGCTATCTTTAAAACCAGCATTAGACGTATAAAACCGCTGCGAATTAGGTCGCGTTAAAGTCGTACTCTTTACGGCATCCATTGCCTCTGTACCTACATGGCGCAGCTCATCGATCCAAACTACATCGGCAGTTAAGCCACGGCTAGAGTCTGCAGTCGCAGCTACTACCCGCACTTCCGCGCCTGATTCTAAGATGATTCGGTTATTGCCGTTAGTGCGCTTGTAAGCCTTCTCGATATTGCCGCCCTTTACCTGGCTGCGTAGGAACTCATTACGATCAATAATGCCTGCCATGATCTCAAGCGACTTAGAGGCCATAAGCATCTGCGAACTCATAATCAATATATTCATTTCGCCAAAATAGAACAGCCCAGCAAGTACGCGCATACGCAGAACATGGCTTTTACCGGACTGGCGACTGCAAACTAACAAGCTAGATTTTTTTATAAATTGATCGTTCTCATCTACGGCGCACATATCTCGCAGGAT